CGCACCCTCGAATTCTCCTGGGTGCTGTCTGTGGTTTATGCGGGCTTGACTAATTTCATTTTGGAAATGTTACATATACTCCTTTTACAATTTCTCTTACCTCTATACCGTCTTGTTCATCTTCAATCAAAATATTGATTTTTTCTCTACTTTCCCTTGTTATGCGGTTGTCAAGTAGGGAAAAAATAAGCCCTACAAGGCTTCAATCGGTTTTCAAACCAACTTGAGCCTTGTAGGGCTTATCTGTTTTCTATATTATCTGCATTACTCTATATTTTTAAATTTTAGTCTAACGGTATCCAACTATTTTCCGCCGCCCTCTTAAATCAAAACCGCTCTGCTATCGTCTACATAAGGTTTTAACTTTTCAACCAACTCATATACCTCTTCCAACAAACTTATTCATAACATCCTTACCCAAATACTCCTTACTCCTTGCATCCCGCATCTGCTGATTGGCAATCAGTTTCCCAGTATTAAGATCATACTTTCTTACGCGATTATTATATACAAAGATAATATCATCTTCATTAAGAAATATGTGTCTAAGTCTTCGGTTTATAAGGCTCTGATGCAAAAAACTTTCTAATACGCTGACAAACGTCCACCCCTTTGCTTGTCGCTTGAAGAAGATTATGTTTCTATCTAAATCATCCATTACAACAAAGATGCAATGCTCATAAATTACTATACTCTTTGCATGATTCGGAAGGATAATTTCATACGAATCACCAATCATCAAATCATACATTTGTCTTATCGTAACAGTGATCTCATCCTCTTGAAAAATTCTCGGTTTCAACGCCCTTTGAGATGCCTTTCCGTTGCCAACTTTTTTGGGTTTCGTCCAAATGCTGTCTGTCCGAAAGATATCGTAATTCTTTATGTTCAAACTTTTTACCAACTCAGCCATATTTCGGAGATCATTTAGGCCATAAATTCCAAAACACCAATGCGCATTCGATGCTTTTTTATTCACTTCAATAAAATAATCCCAATCAACTAGTGAGATTGAATGTCCAATCACAACAATCTGTTCAGTGCACGCCAATCCATCAAAAAAAGCCTGATTGTTTTTAATAATTTCTTGACTGTCCTTGGTTAAATCCTTATCATACTGTCCGATCAAGTCAAACACATTGTCCTGTGCTACATCAATCATAGCCTGACGATAATTTTGCGGCTTCCTATTTTTCTGATGAAAATTTCCTGCCGCTCCTGGCTTATGTCCAAGAATCAATTTTTTCTTCTTTTTTCTGCTCCCATGGATGTAACAAACTTCTTTTACACCATACAGCGTTTCAATAAATTCTGTATAGTTAAAATCAAGGACCTTTCCCTGTGGATGAATAAGTCCATTCAGTGGTCGATCATCAGTTCCAACCTCAAGGCGCTCAATCCATCTACGAAAGGTCGGCTGAAGGTTATTTACTAAATTGGCCATTGGTGCCGCTGCAGCTTCCACAGCCATATAGAACTCCGCAGCGCCACTATCCTCATCACCATAAACCCCAAAATCGTCAAGCCACATATCGATGATATTCCTGCTCCCCATCAAATTGAGATTCAAAGTACCAAGTGCGTTTTCAAAATCCGCCCATATGTCTTCGGCTGTTAATGCTGTTTCAAGACTATATCGAAGACTATTATTCTTGCCAAGACTATCACGAAAGTTATAGTAGCTTGAGGGGACTCTATGCATCAAGTCAAAGCCATTCCCTATAATATAAAGTGTATGTGCTGAAGGATTTACACTTTCCATCAAGATTGGTTTATATGTTTGCACTTTTGCCTCAAATAGTTTTCGCTCCTGTTCTTTCTGTTCTTGCCATTTTAAGTTTTCAGCTTGTTCCCGAATTTTTTCCTGCTTCTCATACCACTTTTTGTTGCAAATACAGCAGTATGAATTATCAGTTTCACTCAGAAATTGTTTGCCACAAGTTTTACAATTCTTTACTTCCATAGTTTAGACTGGCGTAATTCGCCCTAACTCCCAATGTTTTCGTTCGTATTCATCAATAGTCTTCAATTCTTCGCCAAGTTAATAGGCTCTCCATCGTTTTTATGATACCATGAATTTAACGTTCTTACAAGGCAATTTCATTCTACCTTCCCCATGTTGCTTAGGTCTTTCTTTTCTTTTACACTAGCCATAACAAAAGAGTTAAAGGCTACTCTTGTCAGCCTTGGAATTTAACATTCATCTGTATTAAAATCACAAATTAAAAAGCTCGCATACGCTGCAAACGTACCCTCGAACAAGCTTGAGTACTGTCTGTAGTTTATGCGAGCTTCACTTTATAACTCTTTAAGATTAAGGACAACTTATTTTTTCTTTACCATGCAGCGTTTCTTAAAGAACGAAATACCGTAGCAAAGAATCTGATCGTAATCATCCTCATACTCCTTTGCATACATCCGATCATCAATTTGCTGCAAGGCTATATCACATTCACTTTCCAGATTTTCCAAAACCTTCGTGTACTTTGCTTCAAAGATTGCAACACGGGCATTGATGGAATCGTAAACGACCACATCACTTCGGCCTTCTCCATGCTCCTTATTGGAATCCACCATATATCCGGCACCCGTGAAGATGCCCGCAAGGAAAGCATGATAGAAATCTTCCCGGTAGTCATGGTAGCTTATGGTACGCCGAAGCAGAGCATTCATTTCCTTGGTAATGCCCTCGCTATCACCGTTCCAGACTGCATCGAACAAAGCATTTCGATTCCACTTCTTCGTACTGTCATCGAACCATTTGATAACTGTTGTTTCAAAAATCTCTTTGATTTCTGCATTAGGAATCATAAGGGCAACCATGCCATCCGGCAATTCACCCTTATAATCTTCTTCACGGGCTTTGGTCAAGTATCCTGTCAGGTACAGCGTACTCCAAAGATTATCTTCTGAGGAATGCAGATAATCATAGGTCAGGTTTTCATCCACACGCTGAACGATGCAGCCACCAGCCATCAGCGTTTCAAGTTTATTTGTGATGGTACTGCCTGCATAGTCAATAAAGGAACGGATGATGGCATTGTCGCTGGTGTTCTTCCAGTAGCTGATAGGCTTAGCTTTCGGATTGCGCTGCAGTTCCAGCATGTAATTCATTACGTCCCACGGGCAATAAGCATCAAAGGCTCCGAAATGGTATCCATCATACCATTTCTTGATGTTCTCAGCCTGCGTTGTCAGGTCCGCATCCTTTAGCAGCAGGTCAACCTCACTCTGTACAAATCCGAAATACTCGTTCAGACGAGAATTTGTGATAGTATCCGATACAAAATTATTTGTTCCCGTAAAAATGCTTTCTTTCGCAATCTTTAAGCAGCCCGTAACAACTGCAAACTGAAGTGCTTGATTGTCTTTTAGGGCCTGCATCAAACCTTTCATAACATCGAGCATTTCATTATAATAACCGTTGTTATTCGCTTTTGCTACAGGGACATCATACTCGTCTATAAGAAGAATTACAGGCTTTGCATAATAGCTCTGCATCATCGTTGTCAAAAGCATAAGGCTGCTCTTAACTTCTTTTATAGAACCATTGCCATGTGCAAGATGCTCAAACGCTGTTTTTTGGAATTCTGTAGCACTTTTACTATCAAGCAAATAAAGATGTTTGTTGTACAAATCCGCTATCACCATTGTGAGCATATCGTATGCCCCAGTAAAATCCAGACCGTCTACCTGTCGGAATGAAACAAAGACTGTCGGATACTGGTTCATCCACTCATCACATAATGCCTGATGCTCTGCAATTTCCAGTCCCTCAAACAATTCTTTGCTGTCTTTACGGATGTCGAAGAAACTTTCCAGCATACTCATGCCAAGCGTCTTACCGAAACGCCGTGGTCGAGTGATAAGTGTCACTTCTGCTTTTTCGTTCAAAATTTCCGTAATCAGGCCAGATTTGTCAATATAATAAAACCCACCGTTCCGAATCTTCTCAAAGTCCGAAATGCCAACCGGGATATTCAATTTTCTCATCTCTGCTGCTCCTTTCACATAGCCACGCACAGACTTTTCATTGCTTCTATGATACCATGAATCTCGTGTTCTTACAAGAAAATTTCTGCTTACCACATTGATTCTGGCTACGGCTCATTCTGCATAGCCTGCCAGCACATCTTCAAATATAAAACGAATTTTCACACGCTCATCGTTGAAAACATCGATGCGGTCAATAAAGGTTTCTACCACATTCTGTGATAAGTGCATCACATCACCTGCTTCTTCTACAGTACTCATGACAGTCTGCAAATGATCAGTGTCCTTCTTCACAGGCTGGAAAGCTTGATTTTTCTCGGTACGCAGCCTTTGAATCTGCTCCATCTTTTCATCTTCCTGCACTCTGTAGGCATCTCTCTGCCGGATGAACTCTTCCTTACTCATATTCCCGTCGGCGTATTGCTCATACAGTGCAACGCGCTGTTTTACGATCTCTGCCCTTTCCGCACTCAGCTTTTCTTCCTGCCGTTCCAGTGCGGAAAAGCAAATCAACGCTTTGCGTTCCCGTTCGTGCAGGATTTCCAGTATATGCTCCGCCTGTTTTATCTGCGCTGTCAGTGCGTTTCGGACAATCTCTTCCAGCAGTTTCTCAGAGATTGGGATTCGCTTGCAGGGACTGTCAACTGCTGCGGCCGAAAATCTGCAGTTAAAAGAGGGGCCAAGTTTCTTGAGCACACGATATTTCATCAGCTTCTGGCAGTAACCGCAGTAGACCTTGCCTTTCAGCGGATACTGGTGTTTTGTGTAGTTCCCGGACTGGTGGTTCCCGTTTTGCAGCATAATGACCTTTTGCGCCTGTTCAAATTCCTCCGGGGTCACAATGGCGGCATGGCTGTCCTCAATTCGTACCTGCTGTTCCAAGGGAGCGCGCAGGACCCGACGCTTACAGGGAACCGGCATAATGAATTTCGCGCCCACATAGGTTCCCTTATACTTCTCATTTTTCAGAACATGGTAAACCGTTCCACTTGTCCAATGGCTGCGCTGCAGATCCCATGCTTTCTGCTCACTGTACACATGGTTTTCCGCCACGTGATACGCTGCCGGAGTTGGAATCTGCTTTTCGTTCAGGATTTTTGCGATGGTGCCTGTTCTGTTGCCCTGCAATGCCAGTTCAAAAATCAGGCGCACATACTGGCTGGCTACCGGGTCAAGGATCAGCTTATGGCAATCGTTCGGGTCCGGCAGGAATCCGAATGGGCGGTATCCTCCGAGATACATTCCTTTTTTCTGCATCACATGGTCTGCTGCCGCGATTTTAGCGGAAAGGTCCCGGCTGTAGGATGCGTTGATGATGTTCTTGATGGCCACTTCCAGTCCGCTCACATCGTTTCCGACTTGAGCTCCGCTGTCATACCCATCGTTGACGGAGATAAAGCGAACGCCCAGCAATGGAAAGATGCGCTCCATGTAATCGCCTGCCTCAATGTAATCACGGGCAAACCGGGAAAAGTCCTTTACGATAATCGTTTTCACCTTTCCGTCCTGCGCATCTTGAATTAGCCGCTGAAACGCAGGACGGCTTGTAGATGTACCGGAGTAGCCATCGTCCACGTACTCCTGACGCGGCTCTGCAGCCAGTTCGGGGCGGGCCATGATGTACCCCTCTACCAGTCCGCGCTGGCCCTGAATGCTGTTGCTTTCAGCCTTATCAGCACCCACATCCTCGTCCGCAAGAGAAAGCCGGTAATAGGTTCCGATCATCTGCTGCTCACCGCCTTTCAAACGTGTAGATCAATTCTGCCTTTACGATTTCTGCTGCACGATTTTCCAGATTTCTCATACGGCGTACCCACTCCATCTGATTTTCTTCCTTCAGTTTTTCCGAAATGCCCTCCCTCTGGCTCATCTGTTCGATCAAACCCTCATATCGTTCCACTGCCTGCTCTTCCACATTTGCTAAAACAGTATCCAGTTTTCCGCTCAGCAGCAAGCTCTGGTAATAGGCTGGTTTTCGCAGTTTCAGGTACGCCTTGTGCAGCATTCCCCAGCGGCCAATCGGACGGGTCCGTGGCAGTTTCAAGGCTGGCAGATAATAATCACCCACTAAAACATATTCCATTCCTGTCCGGGCATCGTAGATTTTCTCTTTCATCGTCTGTTCTCCTCGTTAAAACACAAATTCCGTGTAAGTATTTTTCTTGTGATCCACTTCAATTTTCTTTACATACTGCTGCAGATTATCTGCCGTTAAAAGAACCTCTGTGTTGCCTGCGATTTGCTTTTTCTGCTACAATTCTTCTTGAATAACGACCAGTTCTTTCTCGTTTTCAGCTTTTGTCTGTCTGAATGCCTCAATTTCATTCTCTGCATCCTGCTTCAATTCCAAGAACTTTTCTTTTGAAATTTTTCCAAGGACATACTGCTCGTAGCCGCTGCGCTTCTGTGATTCCAGTCGAACGATATTGCCTGACGCCTGTTCAATTTCACGTTTTGTAGCTATTTCTTTTAATTGGAGTTTGCTTTTTCCAGAGCTTTTCCGTACCAGCTTCTGCAAATCACGGTGTTCTTCCATCCGCTGGTGCAACTCCTTGTTAATGCCGTTCCAGAGGTCTTTCTTTGAGATGGAAACATGGCAAGATGCACAGTAAAAATACAGCGTACCATCACTTTGCCAATGACAAACCAATTTTTCTCCGCACTTTTTGCAAAAGATTCTGCCTTTGAAGATGTTCGGATTGTTCTTTCTGCGCTGTCTGCACCAATTTTTTCGTTCTTCCTTGACTGCTTGCTCGGCTTCCCGTAATGCGGAAATTTCATCAAACAATTCCCAGCTGATAATCGCCGGATGGCTGTCCGGCACCATCCGCCAGCTTTCCCGTGGATTCTGCCCGATTTTCCGATTCTTTTCATCGTAGGCGATGCGGTTATAGACCATTGTTCCTGTGTAGATTGGATTTTCCAGCACCTTTGTCACGAACACGGTCTGCCATGCTGGGTCCTTTACCCGCAAGGTGTTTTTCAGGTATCCCAGCTGACAGCGGCGTGTAAAAGGTGTTGGGATTCCCTGCGCAGACAGCTTCTTTGCAATCTCGCGCTCTTTCATGCCGGATTTCTTCCAGAGAAAAATCCGAACTACCACATCGCTGACTTCCTCGTCCAGAATCAAATGATTCTGCTGATTTCTCTTGTAACCGAACGGAACAGGCGTATAAATTTCTCCTCGTGCTTCCTTGGAACGAAAGCACGACTGAATCTTCTTGGACAGGTCTTTCGAGTACATTTCATTGATCATGCTCTTGATCGGCACCAGCATCCCGTCCCGGCTCTGTCTGTTCAGGCTGTCATAATTATCATTGATGGCTATAAATCTTACGCCAAACAGTGGAAACACTTGCTCCAGATACTGACCTGTTTCCACGAAATTGCGACCCAGTCGGGAGAAGTCCTTTACCACGATGCAGTTGACTTTCCGCTCCTGCAGTGCTTTCAACAGCCGTTCAAATTCCGGGCGGTCAAAGTTCATCCCTGTGCACCGCTTGTCCGCAAATACATCCAGCAGCATCAGATCATCCCGGTGGTTGATATACTCTTTGATGTAAGAAATCTGTACTTCCAGCGATTCCATATCCCGAAGTACATCATCAAAATCGGACAGTCGTGCGTAAATTGCGGTTTTCCAGATACGGTGCGGTGCGTTTTCCGCTTCCCGCTGCGCAGCACTTACCTTTTTGCTTACTCTTGCCATAAGTCACAGCCTCCTTTTAAGCTGATACTTCACGCTGCCCCATCTGCTTTTGATGCAGTTCTTCCAGCAGGTCCGCAATTTCATCGTGGAATCGGAACGTAATTTCTACCCGATTGCCCTCATAGACTTCGATTTTCTCAATCAATTCGACAATCATCGGTCGGGTGATTTCTTCCAATTTTCGATACTTACGGTACACATCCAGAAACGGATAAGCATTTGGAGCAGTCTGTAAATTTCGCTGTTCCGCTTCCAATTCCTCAATTTTGCGGCTATACTCTTCGATTCGCTTGCTGTACAGTTCGTTGTAGTTCAGAAAATCCTCCCGTGTGAGGATTTCGTCTGCGTAATCCCCATACAATTTTTCCTTAATGCCCTGTGTATGGGCCTTTTCTGCAGTCAGCTGCCGAATCTGCCGTTCGATGCGCCGCACACGGTAGGGTTCCTGCTGGGCCTGCCGGATGCTTTCTACAAACTCTGCTTCCTCCATCACGATCTGGATCTGCATCTGGAGCGCATTCCGCACAATGTTATAGAACTTTTCATCCCGCAGGTTATGGCTCGTGCAGCTGCCCTTGTTCTGCTTGCTGCCGGAGCACTGATAATAGATATACCGCTTTCCCTTATAGCTGGCTGACCTGCGCACCAGCCGGCTGCCGCAGTCTCCGCAGTAGAGAAAGCCTGCAAACAGAGCCACCGTTTCGGCATCGTTCGGCCTGCGGGTTTCGGTTTCCAGAATTCTCTGCACCAGTTCAAACTGCTCTTTCGGAATAATTGCTTCGTGGGTGTTGTCCACGATTGTCCAGTCCCGCATCGGCACGTTCATTTTCTTTTTAGAACGATAATCCAATCGCCGGGTCTTTCCCTGCACCAGTTTTCCGGTATAGACCTCATTGTGCAGGATGCGGTCCACCGCCTTGGCAGACCACGGCGGCTCATCGCTCTTGCGGAAGTGCAGGCTCAGCTTTGCACCGCTCTGCAGCTTTCGCGTAGCTGGGGACGGTACCTTTCCTGCATTCAACCGGTCTGCGATGCCCTGATTGCTCATACCGCTGATCTTCCAGCGAAAAACACTTTGTACATTTTCTGCTGCCAGTTCGTCTACGATCAGCTTGGTATGATTGCTGGGGTCCTTCTGGTATCCATAGGTTGCAAAACTTCCCACAAAATCGCCGCGCTTCCGCTTTACCTCAAGCTGACTCTTGATTTTGACGGAAATATCCCGACAGTAGGCATCGTTGAGCAGATTCCGCATTGGGACCATGATGGAATCGCTGGTCTTCCACGCAGATTGACTGTCATAGCTATCCGTCACTGCAATCAGCCGGACCCGCATGACCGGGAAAATACGTTCCAGATAACGCCCCACTTCAATGTAATTTCGTCCAAAGCGGGACAGATCTTTCACCAGAACACAGTTGATGGTCCCCTGCTCCAGTTCCCGAAACAGCCTTTGGAACGCAGGCCGTTCAAAGTTCGAGCCGGAGTAGCCATCGTCCACAAACTCATCCACGATGCACAGTTCCGGGTGGTCTGCAGTATAGGCTTCCAGCAGGGTGCGCTGGTTTGCAATACTGTCGCTCTCTGTCTTATCGCCATCCTCACGAGATAAGCGTAAGTACAAGGCTGTACGGTATCGGGTTGTATTTTGCTGTGTTCTCTTCTGCAAATTCATATCAGGGTATAACAAAAGCCTTCCACCTCCTTAACGAATCGGCAATACTGTTCGTCAGAGAAGCGAAAGGCTCCACATTTTTTTGTAGAACAAGCCTACCGAGCAAGTTCTGCTCAGTTTGCACATTCCTATTTTCTTACCCGTAAACAGCTTACCAGAATCATCATCTTTTGTCCAGTGCTTTATCGCATTAAAGTGTGAAATTTTTTTCTGCGTGTTTTTTCAGCAGCTTGCCGAAAGTTTCTCTGCCTTTTCAGCTGGCCGATTGAAAACACCTGCCAATGCACTCAGACAGTGTACTGCTCCCTCTCGGTGCGAAATTCAGCTTCACAATAATTCCGTTGTCCAGATAGCAATAAGGATTTCGGACCTTATCCAGCAGATTTTTCAGCCTTTCCTCCTGCGGCAGTCCGTGTTCCACTGCATCCTGCGGCAGTTCCTCCAGTTCAGACTGTTCAATCGTGCGAATATCTCGGTTCTTCATCTGGTGGATCTGCTCCAGCCAATTCATTCTGCCGTTTTCTTGCAATCGCGTTCCTCCCATTCAAGCCAGAAGTGTTTTCAGTAAATCCAATTTTGCCTGTCCTATATCCTTTCTCATGCTGGGGCCTGTGCAGGCAATCGGGGTACACAGTTCCAACAGACGGTCATAGATACGGGCGTGTGCGGTATCCTGCGGGTTCTTCAACTCCGTCAGGGTCAGGTTCGTGGTAACGATCAGCGGTTTCCGGCTGCGGTAGCGGCTGTCGATGATGTTATAAATTTGCTCCAATGCATATTCCGTACCACGCTCCATGCCAAAATCATCAATGACAAGCAACGGATAGCCGCAGAGCCTGTCCACGACTTCATTTCGCCCGGAGAAGGCGTTATTCAGTTCATTCATGATTCGGGCAAAATTTGTCATGCAGACGGCCACTTCCTGTTCCATCAGGGCATTGGCAATGCAGCCCGCCA